CAAGATCGTTTTTGATCAACTTTACGAGACACTCCGAAAAGAAAAAGTAGACTACATCGTTCACTGTGGCGACATCGCCCACACCAAGACCCAGATTTCACCAGAGTTCGTTGAGCTTTGCTCCGACTTCTTCGCAAATCTGGCCAAGATCGCACCTACCTACATCATCTTAGGCAACCACGACGGCAACCTAAAGAATAGCAGCCGCCAGGACGCCCTCACACCGATTGTAAGGGCCTTGAACTTACCGGACTTACATCTACTTAAAAACTCCGGAGAAGTCCTTGTAGGCCCGCACATTGCCTTAAATGTTCTATCGGTTTTTGATGAAGATAATTGGACCAAACCGAGTGATCCCGAGAGGATCAATATCGCACTTTATCACGGCTCTGTATCTGGTGTTAAAACCGATACGGGTTGGGTGATGACCCACGGTGATCACGATGTGGGCATCTTCGGTGGCCACGATTACGCATTGTTGGGAGACATTCACAAGACCAATCAGACTCTTGATCCCGAAGGTCGCGTGAGATACGCTGGCTCAACTGTTCAACAGAACCACGGGGAGACCAACGATAAAGGTTTTTTGATTTGGGAGATTGAAGACAAGGACACTTTCAATGTAAGTCATCACGTCTTGCTCAACCCCAAACCTTTTATGACCATTGAACTTACGCCAAAAGGGCGAATGCCCAGGGGCACCAAGGTTCGTCCCGGCTCTCGTCTGCGTCTTGTGAGCAACAACAATCTACCACTTGACGTTATGCGCAAGGCTGTGGAGGTTGCCAAGCATCGTTTTAAACCCGAGAGCATTACTTTTCTTAACCGTGCTGCGGGTGAAAGGGGCGTAGTTGATATTGGTAATGGATTTAAGATTGAGAACCTAAGAGACAAAGGAGTCCAGGAAAATCTTATTCGTGAGTATCTAAAAGACTATGAGCCCACGGAAGATACCATCCAACGAGTTTTTGAACTCAACCGCAAATATAACTCACAGATCGAGGAGACCGAAGAAGTCGCTCGGAATGTTAATTGGAATATTAACAAGTTTGAATGGGACAACCTGTTTAACTATGGCGAAAAAAACAGGGTTGACTTTACCAACTTGAATGGTATTGTGGGCATTTTTGGTAAGAACTTTTCTGGAAAGTCTAGCATTGTAGATGGGTTGCTCTATACGATGTTTAATACCACCTCAAAGAACGAGCGCAAGAACTTTAACATTATTAATCAGCATAAGAAAAACTGTCGTGGATATGTAGAACTTCAGATAGGAGACAAAACCTATACAATTGAGAGGACTTCTGAAAAATATATAAAGAAGCTCAAGGGGGAAACCACAAATGAGGCACGCACTTCGCTAGACTTTAGTGGCCACAATCCGATTATAGACGAGCCTTTCAGTCTTAATGGAAACACGCGTAATGAAACCGATGCTCATATTCGCAAACGTTTCGGGACAGTAGAAGACTTTTTGTTGACCTCAATGTCAAGTCAACTTGACAGCTTGTCTTTTATCAAGGAGGGCTCCACGAGACGCAAGGAAATATTGGCCAAGTTCTTGGATTTGGATATTTTTGAAAGAAAGTTTAAACTAGCCCACGAAGACTCGGCTGATCTTAAAGCTCTTATACGCCGCGCCGGCAACGTTAGTTATGATGATGATATTACGGCTTGTGCGGAATCCTTAAAAGACGCACAAAAGGATTTGAAAAATAAAAAGGATGTTTGTGTAGATCTGCGAGAGACACTAGGAAAGTCAGAAACAGAGTATGCCTCTTTAACAGAACAGATAGAATCAATTCCAGCAGAACGACTTGACATAAAAATGTTGTTGGAGACAAAGATTGGTTTAGAAAATAACATAAATCAAACAAAAACAAAGATTACCAGCCTCAAAACGCAAAACAGCGACAACGACAAGAAGTTGGAAAAATACAATGATTTTCTTACCGGCCTGAATATTGAAGAGTTGTTGGAAAAAAAGAAAGAATTTGATCATTTTAAAACTTTGTATGATGACACGGTAAACAGTGCTCGTCTTATGGACAACGAATATAAGGCGATGAACAAGAAGATTGAATTACTAGACGAAGTTCCTTGCGGCAACAAGTATCCCAAATGTCAGTTTATTCGGGACGCCAATTTGGCTGCTCTTGGACTTCCGACTCTAGAAGTAGAAATTATTGATAAAATTGAAAAGGCAACTAAATTTAAAACAAAGATAGTTTCTGTTGACTCCAACGAAATGATTGTTTTGATTGATAAATATAACGATACAATTATTGAGAAAAATAACTTTGAGATTTTGAAAAGAGACAACAAGGTCTCAATAGAAAAACTTTATGCCAAGATAAAAGGGTTTGCCGACCAGTTGTCGGAGGCGGATGAAAAGATTGAACTGTATGAAGAAAAGAAAGAACTCATCCAGAACATTGAAAAACTGTTCACGTCGCGCACCCAAGTTCAGAAAGATATAGAGAGCGTCAAAAAGAAAATCCTTCAACACGAAGGGTATGTTAATCAGCACCATCGTTCAATCGGTTCTTTAGAGCGCCAATTAGAAACGTTACAGGATAAGAAGTCCGAGTTGGCCAATATCCAAAAGGAGTATACAGCCTATGATTTGTTTATGCGCTGTGTCCATTCCAATGGAATTGCTTATGATATTATCAAGAAGCGACTGCCGGTGATTAATGTTGAGGTGGCAAAGGTTTTATCTAATATCGTTGATTTTGAAGTCTTCTTCCAGGAGGACGGCCGCAAACTTAACATTTTGATAAAGCACCCTCACCACGAACCGCGCCCTATTGAAATGGGTTCCGGAGCCGAAAAGACGATTGCTTCTATGGGAATCCGTTTGGCGCTTTTGTCTGTTTCATCTCTTCCGAAAGGAAATATATTTATTTTGGATGAACCAGGAACCGCATTAGATGCTGAAAATATGGAGGGATTTATTAGGATCTTACAACTAATTAAGATGTATTTTAAAACCGTCGTCCTAGTATCGCACCTAGATTCATTAAAAGACATAGTGGATACGGAGATCACGATAGATAAGGTTGGCGGTTTCGCAAAGGTAAATCAATAATGGTACGCAAAGTAAGACACGTAATAGATAAAGGCCTGGACAAGATGGTTTCCAGGAAGCTGCTCGCTTGGGCCACAGCCACGGGCTTGTTGGCTTTCTCTGATTTGGCATCCGGGGATTGGGTTATTATCACCTGTGTTTATATCGGGGGACAAACTGTAGTTGATACAGTAGCGCGCCTCAAGGGTGTTGACGGTGGGTCTTCCTCGGCTTAAACTATTCTTTCAGAAAACACGGCTTTATATTAAAAAGTGGTGGTGGATAATTGTTATAGTTTTAGCGCTGATAGTAAGTCTTTTAATCTGGGCAATAACAAGAAACGGTAGCTACACAGCTACACTTCTAGAATTAATAGAAATCAAACGAGATTCTCACGATGCTGAAATGGAAACATTAGCACACACGTATAATGTTGAGATATCTGAAAAGAACAAGAGATTAGAAGAACATCAGCGACGGCTTGCCGATCTAGAAGAAGCCCATAAAGCAAAGGGCGATGAACTTGATCGAAATAAAAAAGCCGCTCTTAAAAGATTAGTTGATGAAAACTATAATGATTCTGAAAGATTGTCTCGCGAGATAGCAAAAGAGTTTGGATTAGAGCATGGTTAAGAAAGTTTTTTGTTTTTTAATAATAAATCTTTTTCTTCTACAATCTGTTGCCGCACAAGAAATAGTAAATGTTACAAAGGGAGATGAAGTTCCTTTTGACGGTATTCTGTTATCTATTGAGGCAGCAGCCAAGGTGCTGACGGACAGGCAGTTTTCTGATGAAGAGTGTGATTTGCGTTTAGAATATGAACTTGAGCGTCAGGAGGAAAGGTTTACTTTGCTCTTGGACTACAAAGATATCGAGGTTGCCTCTTGGCAAGATCGATATGAGCAAATGATGATCATTAAGACGACAGAAAACGATCGCCTCCAACAACTAATCATTGGACAAAAGCCCGCCAATGGTCCTTGGCTTGTGGCTTTGGGGTTTGGAATTGGCACCCTCACGTCGCTGGGCGTATTCGCTCTATCCACACAGATAGTACAGTGAGCAAAGATCAAGACTATATAGCAAAATTAGAAAAAGCCATATCGCAGAAGTATGGTGAAGAGGCTATTAACAATCCAAAACGTTTTTGGGACGAGGACAAAGAGAAAGAATATGTTACGCAGTCCCAAGAAGAACAGAAGAAATTTGCCAAATTGGCCGAATCCCAAGACAAAGTAGAACAAGACGGATTTTTAATAAACAAAAAACTACTTAATAGAGACCACAATAGGACGTGTCCTGTTTGTGAAAGATATTCTTTTCATCCGCGAGATGATTTGTATATGAATAAGTTCAGTGCTTGCTGGATATGCTATATACAACATATCGAGGACCGGGAAGAAAGATGGGCAACTGGTTGGAGACCAAACAAGGAAGAATAATATGGCAACAGTATACGAAATCATACAAGGAATAAACCAGGCAGCAGCCAACGCATACGACGGCGCTCACGCGGAAGAACTGCAAGCCGACGGCAAAGCCCGTTCGGCTGGTCTTAGCAGGGAAGACGGCCACTACATTAATGATCGCCGCGTTATGGATGGATTTAAGGTCAGATTTCACGGCCCCATTCTTCGTGTGTCCTATCAGGCCGAGGTGCTTCTCAGAGACGTTAAGGCTCCGGGGTTTGAAGACGACATTGCTTCACACCTAAAAGATATTGTAAAATTCTTGAAGAAAGAATATAAGGTAATCACCGGCAACACCCTCACCCTCACCCTAGAAGGAGAGCACCACATTATGGTTCAGCGTATGTCCAACTATCGCACAGATGTTCAGGCGCAATGTGATTACCGCATTGGTGGGATGACCGATGTGGGAGAAGTATCAGGAGGCTCTGATAAAGATCGTCTTGATAGCGCCGTGAAGGACTGGCTCGCACTAGGCCCCAAGAACAAACGACCCCCCAACGATACACGCAAAGGCAAGTAACAAATGTTATGGGGAGTCGCCTTACTAAAAAAGAGATTTTAAAAGAGGTTGTAAAAGCGGGCAAAGATCCAGTTTACTTTACAACAAATTATTGTCGTATTTCCCACCCTCAAAGAGGGCTAATTCCTTTTAAGGCGTATGACTATCAAGAGGATCTCCTCAAAGATTTTAACGATTATCGTTTTAATATTATTTTAAAAGCCCGGCAGTTGGGTATTTCTACAGTCACGGCGGCTTACATAAGTTGGCTAATGCTATTCCATCGGGACAAGAACATTCTCGTGGTCGCGACCAAACTCCAAACAGCCACAAACCTCGTCAAAAAAGTAAAAGCAATTATCAAGCATCTACCAGATTGGATGCGTATTTCTGAAATCATAGTAGATAACCGAACTTCTTTTGAACTTTCAAATGGTTCGCAGATTAAGGGCTCTTCTACATCGGCTGATGCTGGCCGTTCGGAGGCCCTTTCATTGTTGGTAGTTGACGAAGCCGCGCACGTTGAAAAACTAGGTGAGTTATGGACTGCGCTCTATCCAACGCTATCAACTGGTGGTCGATGTATTGCGCTTTCCACCCCAAATGGTGTGGGCAACTGGTTCCATCAAAATTGTGTAGAAGCAGAGGCCGGAACAAATGCGTTCCATATGACTACTTTGTTATGGGATGCCCACCCGGATAGAGACAAAATTTGGTTTGACAAAGAAACCAAGAATATGTCCAAGCGACAGATTGCTCAAGAACTTGAGTGTAACTTTAATGTTTCTGGTGAGACAGTTATTCACCCTGATGATATTCAGTGGTATTTAGAAAAGACAGCCACGCCAGAATATAGAACCGGTTTTGATAGAAACTACTGGATATGGAAAAGATACCAACCAGAAAAGCCCTACTTGATTGTTGCCGACGTGGCGAGAGGTGATGGAAAAGACAATAGCGCATTTCACATCTTTGAGTTGGAAACAATGGAAGTGGTGGGGGAATACGTTGGAAAACCGACGCCCGACGACTTTGCTGATATACTCTACAGCGTGGCTGCTGAATATGGAAATCCTATGGTTGTTATAGAAAACAACAATATAGGCTACGCAGTGCTTAAAAAGTTGCTAGATAAAGGGTATCCTAATCTATACCACTCTCGGAAGGGCGACCATCAATACGTGGATCCGGTTGCTGCACAATGGCAATCCAATGTTATTCCCGGCTTCACGACATCTTCAAAAACGAGACCTTTGATTGTAGCAAAGATGGAAGAGTTTATGAGAAACAAACTAATTAAGATTAATTCAAATCGTCTGCTTTCAGAAATGAAGACTTTTATTTGGCAAGCAGGAAGGCCCCAGGCTATGAGAAGTTATAATGATGATCTAGTTATGTCGTTTGCTATCGGGTGTTGGGTAAGGGATACTGTAATCGTGGAAAGCCAAAAGAATGTAGAATATAGCAAGAGTTTCCTCTCAGCGATATCAACATCTAAAACAAGCATTTCCACAACAATTCCAGGAATGACAGGACACAAAATGACGAAAGAAAATCAAAGGGCCGGAGAAGCAAAAAGTTTTAATGAAATGTATATTGCTTTGATAAAGGGGTAGAAAATGGCGACTAACGAGAAAAACCCAAGAAATCCTGTTTCCCCTCTTTTCAAGAGGCTGACCAGACTTTTATCTGGTCCAATTATAAATTATCGCGCTCAGATTGGGCGCCAGGAGCGACGGAGCGATTTAGATAAATATCGCAGTCGTTTTCGATCTTTAAGTGGCCAAGAGTTTAAACGCTCCGATAATAATTTCTCACAGAATTATAATCTTTTTACGTCTGCTGCTTTCAGAAATCAAGGTAGAGCCGAGCGCTACACAGACTTTGAACAGATGGAGTATATGCCCGAGATTGCGTCAGCAATCGATATCTATGCTGATGAGATGACGACATCTAATGAGTATAACAAGATGCTCTCTATAAAATGTATGAACTTGGAAATAAAAACAATTCTTGAGTCTCTATTCTATGATGTTTTGAATGTGGAGTTCAATGCCTTTGGTTGGGCTCGTTCAATGACCAAGTATGGTGATCTGTTTCTTTATTTGGACATCGATGAAAAAATGGGGGTCACCTCCGTCATCGGTTTACCGAACAACGAAGTCGAGAGGTTAGAGGGCCAAGACCCCACCAATCCAAACTATGTTCAGTATCAGTGGAATGGCGCTGGTATGACATTTGAAAATTGGCAAGTTGCCCATTTCCGTATTCTTGGGAACGATCGCCACGCTCCATATGGGACGTCTATTCTTGATCCTGCGCGCCGCATTTGGCGCCAACTGGTTCTTCTTGAAGATGCTATGATCGCATATCGCGTTGTCCGTGCCCCGGAGCGCCGGATGTTTAAGATCGACGTTGGTAATATCCCGCCCCAGGATGTTGCGCAATATATGGAAAAAGTAAAAACCGAGATGAAAAGAAACTCTATGGTGGATGCGACAACTGGCCGCGTCGATCTCCGTTACAACCCCTTATCATTGGAAGAGGATTATTTTATTCCTATGCGTGGTGGAGTTGGGTCTGACATTACGTCTCTGCAAGGTGCTTCCAGTTTGAATGATATTGACGATGTGAAATACCTTCGAGATAAGTTATTCTCTGCTATTAAGATCCCCCAAGCATATCTTACTAACCTCGAAGGAGCGGACGAAGATAAGACAACTCTTGCTCAAAAGGATATTCGGTTCGCCAGAACAATTCAGAGATTACAAAGAGCCTTCGTATCAGAACTAGAAAAGATTGCTGTTGTTCACTTATATACTCTTGGCTTCCGCGGCGAAGATTTGATTGGTTTTGATCTGTCCCTGAACAACCCATCTCGTCTTGCTGAATTACAGCAGCTAGAATATATGAGAACCAAGTTTGAAACGGCCACAGCAATCCCAGAGGGGACCTACAGCAAACGCTGGGTTGCTCACAATATTCTCGGACTTTCTGATGACGAAATTCTTCGTAACCAGAGAGAAACTTTCTACGATCGTAAGTTCCAGCAAGCTCTTGAGGCTGTGGTTGAGCAGGGAGCCGAAGAGGCTCTCGGCGGTGGCGATCTTGGTGGAGACCTCGGGGGCGATCTTGGTGGAGACCTCGGAGGCGATCTTGGTGGAGACGAATTAGGCGGCGAAGAACTTGGTGGAGAAGAGGGTGGAGGCGAAGATGAATCGGCCCTCTTGACCGCACCGGCCCGTAAGGACGATGGCCACGTCAGTCGTTATAAGAAAAGCCACTATGTAAGAAAAGACGGCCGCAACGATTTGAGAACAGGTGTTGGAGCAAACCGGAGAGAGTTTAGAAATATGGTGGCTCCCGAATCACAGCGCCTGCGAAGCGACAGATCTACGACCGGCGCATCTGTTGGAAACATCAGGATGCCCGATTTCAGAAGTTTGGTGGGTCTAGAAGAGCAAAAACATTCTATTTATAGTAAGAGTGAAGAACTAATGTTTGAGAACACAACAAAAGTTCGCAAGCTTATTGAGCAGTTAGAGAAAAAAGAGGCTGATAAGGATGAAACATAATAAGAAACGAAACACAGCATTCATTTATGAAGCTCTAGTCAAAGAGTTCACCAAATGTGTTGTAGAAAACAATTCTGAAAGGAAGAAGAAGATTGTTCTTGTTTTGAAAGAATTCTTTTCCAAGAATACTATTCTGTATAAAGAACTGGAACTCTACAACATTTTACTGGAAACCAAGAACATCAATCACAAGGTAGCAGAAAAACTATTACACGAGACAAAAGAGGCATATCATCAGTTGGACGAGGGCTCCGTTTTTAGTGCCCAGTCTCAATTAATAGCAGCCATCAACAAGGGGCTCGGACAGGAAGTCTGGTCCAATTTTGTTACCAATTATAAATCAATGGCTTCGGTTGACGCAATCTTTAATTCCAAGACATCGATCAAAAAGAAAGTATTATTTGAGCAAGCGATAGTTGATACGATGAGTGAGAAGCCAGAAGCTGCTCCGATTGATACTTTGCGGCCACTAGACACTTTGGCATATGGCTCGTTTATTAAGAAATTCAATAACAAATATGATTCTTTGCTGCAGGAGCAAAAAGATCTTCTAACCCGATATGTCACGAGCTTTGCGGACGACGGGTTTGAACTGCGTATTTATCTTAACGAAGAATTAAAAAGACTTAAGCAATCTCTGGACAATTCCTCCGAGTCATCCAACCCTCCGATGGTTGAACAAAAAATAGAGGAAGTTGTGAACTATCTTGAAGGCTTCCGCAAAAGAGAATTTACCGAGAAAGATCTTAATAAGATTTTAAAAACACAAGAACTAGTGTGTGAGTTAACAGCCAATGATTAATATCAAGATTGGAGTACCAGAAGCAACCGTAGAGTTACACGCGCGCCGAGCGCTAGATGGTTCTCTGCTTGTTATGGATCACAGAAAGATAGATATTGCTGTTATGCCCGACAAAATGAAGGTTGTAACTTTCCCCAAAACATCGGCAACCGAAGATGTATACGATTATCAGAACAGGCTTATGGAATTAATGGCCGACAAGGGAATCATAGAACGGTCATCTATTCAGGGCGGCGATATGTATAGATCTCTAGAAGCCGAGATCTTCAAGAACGAGCACATCAACTCTTTACAGGCTGCTGTATATGTTATTTCAGAGTTTATAAACATTGAAGAAACACACGAGCAAGTTGCCGATCGATACGAGAAAGAGGTTGAGGATATGTATACTCATCCAAGCGATCGTGATTCAACAGAATACGGTGAAGTTCCACAGTATGCTCAGAAGGGCTCTATGCGCCCGGGCTATTATTACTATCCATTAAGAAATCGATATTAGAGTGGGGCTCCTACATTTTATACTTGCCGCATACGGCATGACTTTTATGCTTGTCCACGGCTCAATCTTTAATCGGATCCGGCCCCCGTGTAAAGCTTGGGGCGGATTAGGCAAGTTATTTCACTGCTGCCTTTGTATGGGATTTTGGGTTGGAGTGTTTCTTTGGGGCGTAAGTCCATACACAGAACTATTTAATTTTGATTATACATTCGTAAATGCTTTTATTTGCGGCTGTATAAGCGCTGGTACTTCATACTTATTGAGTATGATTGTAGATGACTTTGGTTTCAATTTGAACCACAAAGGAGGTGAGTCATGAAGAAATGGATGATCCAGCCCGTCCGACGCTGCTGTTCAGGCAGCATATTTTATGTGGGGGTGAAGGCCCCCACGTTAAAGCTTTAAAGGAATAATATAATGGCACGTAGAAAAAATGTAAAAAGAATAGACCCGAGATACTTCTTGCACGAGACAGTATTGCGCGAAATGACTGCCGATATCGCCAAGAGGATCGATCAGGTAGTTGGGGCAGCCGTAGATGCCCTTAAAAAGGTGGCGAAGGCACCAAAGCATTCTCTATCTTCCCAGGGCCCCGATCGCAGCGCCGATTTGGCTCGCACCGGAGAGGGCCCGGGCAGTAAGGGATACTTACAAGAATATGGCAAAGACCTTCCAGTGAAAGGCGCAGAGAAACAAATGCGTCAAATGGTAGCTCAATTAACCCCTAAGTTAGATGAAGCAGCAGCGCTATCATTAGGTCGCGGCGGGTCACGCCGCACCGGCGACGTGGCACAAATTTGTCCGGATGCATATGAGAAATTAGGGAATTGCCCGGACGAGATGCATAACACCACAAAACAACAATTATGTGAAGCATTAAGGGACGCTATAGCGGCTTTGTCTTGCTTAGATGATGGTCAAGATGGGATGCGATGGCTTGAAAGCCAGGGTCTCCTTAAGGATGTAAGGGCAGTATATGCGGCGCTCCACGAGTTCCGGAGAAACTATTTTTCAGGGAGCCAGCAGCGCAAATAAATGGCCGAACTTCTACGAGAATTTTATGAACTATGCGAAGGTGGCGTCTGTCAGGATCTCCTGACGGAGTCAGAGAAGCAGTATGTCCGCAATGGCGGAATGATGCTTTCTGGAAAACTACAAGAAGCAGACGTTCAAAACGGCAATGGTCGCGTATATCCTATGAATATTATGGAGCGCGAGGTAAAGAAGTATGCCCAACTCGTAGAAGACAACCGTGCCCTTGGGGAACTTGATCAC